GGTGGAATGAAGTCTATGGGAAACATGGAGCATCTTACTTGGTTCTTAGGTAATCCAATCTATATGTTCTTTGGTGGTATTATTATGACGTTAGCATGGCAGTCTTCTAGCCTATCTACCACAGCCATTATAGCTTTAGTTGCATCTGGTGCATTACCTTTACCTGCAGCTGTAGCCTGTGTTCTTGGTGCTAATATAGGTACAACAGGTACAATATGGCTTGCAGGATTCTTTGTATCTGATGGTATGCCAAAGGGTGATACACTAAGAATAGCTATGGCTCATACAGGTGCAAATCTTTTAATGGCTCTAGCATTACTACCTTTTGTTGGACACATTGCAAAATACTTAGAAAGGTTTTAGAATATGTTTAGTGCTATTACAACAATGTTAAGTTCAGTCGGTGGTCTTGCTACTTCTTATATAGATGGCAAGACTGCTATACAAAAAGCTGAAGCACAGATACGTATGAAAGAAGCAACAGGAGATATTGATTGGGATCTTGCTGCTATACGTGCCACTCAAGGATCATGGAAAGACGAGTGGATTTTACTACTTTTCTCAATACCTCTTATACTAGCCTTCACTGGTGATTGGGGAAGAGAGACAGTAGCACAAGGATTTGCTGCACTTGAAGCTATGCCACAATGGTATCAGCTAAGTCTTGGAGGAATTGTCAGTGCCTCAATAGGTATGAAAGGTATTGGCAAGTTTTATGGTAAAAAGAAATTAAAATAAGGCACTTACCTTATAGAAGACGATACTTAGGAGACAGAATGTTTCCTATTACAAGAATAAGACACAGAAATGCCCACACTAGAAAAAGAGAGGAAAGACATGAGCTTTACACTCAGCAAAAAAAGTTTAACAAAATTAAATGGCGTGAACGACTCCTTAGAGAGATGCGTCAAAAAAGCAATAGAAGTGACCAAGATTGACTTTGGTGTCATTTGTGGTTTGAGAACCCTAGCAGAACAACAAGCTCTCGTAGATAAAGGAGCTTCACAGACTTTAAAATCCAAACATCTTGATGGTCTAGCAGTAGACCTGATGGCTTATGTAGGAGGGAGGGCTTCATGGGAGCTAAATCTTTATGATGATATAGCTGATGCCATGAAGGAAGCTGCAAAGCTTGAGAACGTGGGCATTCGTTGGGGTGCAGCTTGGCATATAGATGATATACGCAGTTGGGATGGCACAATGCAGGATGCTATGAATGCGTATGTAGATCTTAGAAGAGGACAAGGTAGAAGACCATTTATTGATGGACCTCACTTTGAGTTAGCATAATGTGGATGTCAATAATGATACTTTGTGCTAGTATGAATGCATCATCATGTATGGTAATAACAGGTAATGAATTACACACAAGTAAAGAGAAATGCTTTGAAGATTCTATTGAAAAAGCAAACAAAGCTATTACATATCCTCAAGTGTTTCAAGCAAGACCTTTTTGTCAAGTTATACCCGGAACAGAACAACCAGATAAGGTAGATACATAATGGCTAGACAACTAACAGAAAAACAACAAAAGTTTCTTGATGTGTTATTTGAAGAAGCAAAGGGTAATCCTGTTACTGCTAAAAAATTAGCAGGTTACAGTGAGAATAACTCTACTTCTTCTATTACAGCTTCTTTACAGGAAGAGATAGCTGACTTAACCAAGAAGTTTATTGCTAGTAGTGCAACAAAGGCAGCTTATTCTTTATCTCAAGTAATAGATAATCCTACAGATTTAGGTAACAAAGAAAAGATGATAGCAGCAAAAGATATACTTGACAGAGGTGGTTTTACTAAAACTGATAAAGTGGAAGTAACTTCTTCAAGTCCACTATTTATATTACCACCAAAAGAACATGAGACTAACTAAAAGTTGGACACTACCAAAGCCAGAAGAAACAGAAGAAGGTTATAACTGGAAGCCTGTTGTTAGAGTTGGAAGAACAGTTCCTTTTGGTTATAAACAAGATGAGAATGATAAAGATTTACTTTTACCTATTCCTACAGAGTTAGAACTGCTAGAAAAGGCAAAAAAGTTTATCAAACAGTATAGCTACAGACAAGTTGCTGATTGGCTAACAACACAAACAGGTAGAAAAATATCTCATGTTGGTTTAATAAAGAGAATTAAAATTGAACAAAAACGTAAGTCAGAAGCTTCAACTCAACGCTACCTTGCCGAAAGGTACAAAGAAGCGTTACAAAAGGCAGAAAAACTTGAAGCCAAAATTGCAGGAGCAACCTGAAGTTGTACCTGCTGAAGTTGTAAGAGAACCTATTGAAGTTGAACAAGCACAGAAGATTATCTTTCAACCCAACAAAGGTCCTCAAACAGATTTTCTTTCGTCTAATGAAAGAGAAGTACTTTACGGAGGCAGTGCAGGAGGTGGCAAGAGTTACGCCATGCTTGCAGATCCAGTACGTTACCTAAACAATCCACACTTTAGAGGACTGTTAGTTAGACGTACAACAGAAGAACTAAGAGAACTTATATCAGTATCAAAGCAATTATATCCACAAGCTATACCTGATATTAAGTTTATGGAAAGAGATAAAACTTGGATTGCACCGTCAGGAGCTACACTATGGCTTTCCTACTTAGATAGAGATGATGATGTAACAAGGTATCAAGGTCAAGCTTTTAGTTGGATAGGTTTTGACGAACTTACACAATGGCCTACCCCTTATCCATTTGACTACATGAGGTCACGACTACGTACTACAAGAGATAGTGGCTTAGAGTTATATCAAAGAGCTACAACAAACCCCGGAGGTCCGGGACACAGTTGGGTAAAGAAAATGTTTGTAGATCCTGCTCCACATGGAGAACCTTTTTGGGCAACAGATATAGAAACAGGTCAACCTTTATTATGGCCTAAAGGTCATAGTCAGGAAGGACAACCATTATTTAGAAGAAGATTTATACCTGCTACACTATTTGATAATCCTTATTTAGCAGAAGATGGTATGTATGAAGCAAACCTTTTATCACTACCAGAAAATCAAAGAAAACAACTACTAGAGGGAAATTGGGATGTTAGTGAAGGAGCAGCTTTTCCTGAGTGGAACAGAGCCACTCATGCTATTGAGCCTTACGATATACCTAGTGGTTGGACTAAGTTCAGAGCCTGTGACTATGGCTACGGAAGTTATACAGGGGTTTTATGGTTTGCAGTCGCTCCTGAT